CGTGACGTTCCAGGACGTATCGGTAACGCTGCAGAACTTCGGTATTCTGTTCAAGTTTTCGTCCAAGGTCGAGAACCTGTACGAAGATGACGTTCCTGCCGAAATGACCAAGTTGGTCGGCGAAACCATCGGCGAAATTTTGGAGTTGGTCCGCTTCGGCATCTTGAAGGCCGGCACCAGCGTCGTGTACTCGACCGGCTCCAGCCGTTCGGCCGTCAACCTGCCGATCTCGCTGAACCGTCTGCGTCAGTGCGTCCGCGTGCTCGAATCCAACCGTGCGCGCCGCATCACGACCCGCATCGCTCCCGGACCCGACTTCGCCGTCAAGGCCGTGCAGCCTGCGTACATCGTGTTCTGCCACACCGACTGCGAAGCCGATGTGCGTTCGTTGCCGGGTTTCACCAAGGTCGAGGAATACGGCAACTTCAAGCCGATCCATGATCGGGAAATCGGTGCCGTCGAACAGTTCCGCTTCATCACCAGCCCGTTGCTCGCTTCGTTTGCCGGCGCCGGATCGACCACGCTGAACGGCTGCGTGTCGGTTGGCGGGTCGAACGTCGACGTGTATCCGTTCCTGGTGACAGGCGAGTCTGCGTGGGGGCAAGTGGCGCTGAAGGGGATGACCGCGATTTCGCCGACTCTCATCAGTTCCAAGACGACCAACCACGCCAACCCGCTGGCGATGTTCGGCTACGTCGGCGCCAGCACTTGGTTCAACGCCGTGCGTCTCAACGAGGCGTTCATGACTCGTCTCGAAGCCGGCATCACCAGCCTGTAATAGGAGAAACAGCATGCTGCAAACAATCAAGAAACGGCTGATCGACGGAGTGTTCAGTACCGGCGAAATGTACGCCCTGCTGAAATCCTTCGAAGGGCTGTTCTCAACGCAGAACTTGGTGTCTCCCGGCCTCGCGATCAAGACAGGCGGCTCCAGCCCTCAGTTTCAAACCGGCGCCATTTCGTATGTCATCGGCGGAACGCTGTACCAGAAGGCGGCAGTCGCCGCGAGCAACGTGCCTGCCGCCTTGTCCTGGACCGGCGCTGCCGGCGTGTACAACGCTGGCGCGCTGCTTCTGACCGTGGACAACGCCGGCAACCTCTATACCTATGTGTCGAACATCGCGTCGAGCAGCACGTCGATGGCGGTGGCGATACAGGGTATTCAGTGGCCGTGGGTGCAGGACGCATCTTCGGCAACTGGCGTGGCCGGCGGTCAGGCGGTCATCGGGGCAATCATCGTCGCTACCAACGTCGCCAACACGACGTTCACGGGCGGAACGACCAACCTGGACACAGCCGCGATCACGACGACTTACATCAACATCACCGGACCGTTCTACCCGAACGAGCTATAAGGAGATTCATCCATGTCTTACAATGTAAATGGCGCCCTCTTTGGGGGCAACATCAATTTCTCGAAGGCTGGCATTACCGGCTTTTCCGGCGCGGCCGTCACGTTCTCGACCGCCGCCGCGATCAACTACACCATCGGCGGCAAGTGGCAGACCCAGAAGGCGATTATCTCGACTACTGCCGTACCGACCACCGACGTGGTGACCGGCGCCGGGTTTAAGGCGTTGCTTGCCGATCAAGCGTGTACCTTCGTGTTCACGTTGGACGGTAGCGGCAACGTTGGCGTTGCGCAAGGTCCGGTTCCGGTGCAGCCCACAACCTTGGCTACGGTCAAGAGCGTGGACGACAGCGGAAATTTCAACTTCATCCCGCAGTTCCCGGCGATCCCGGATACGTTGACTCCGTTCGCGTATGTCGTGGTTCGCACCCAGTCGACGATTGCCGCGTCCGGATTCGTCTTCGGTACGACCAACTGGAATGCGACCGGCGTGGTTATCGCTGGTTCGGATGACATTGCCGTGCTTCCCGCTGTTCCGCAAGTCTCGTAACATCCAGGCCCGTAGAGATCGCTCTCTACGGGCCGATTTTTTGGAGTTTTACATGTCAAAAGGCACGTTGCACCTGAACAAAAACCTGGAATCATTGTCGCAACTCAATGGCGCCGAGGCAAAGCCGCTCATCGTCGAAAGCGATCAGCCGCTCGAACCGATCCTGGCTGCGGAGGGACTTGACAAGTTGGCGGAAGACGAGAAGTTCATGGCCGAAATCGTCGAGGTCGTGATCGCTGAAACGACGGACGAAAACCTGCCCGACCACATCGTCCTGAACGTCAACGGAACGAATCAACCGATCTTCCGTGGCGTCGCAACCAAGATCAAGCGCTGCTACCTGGAAGTGCTGGCGCGCTGCAAGGAAACCAAATACACCCAGGTGCGCGACCCGAACCAACCCGACCGCACCGACCTCCGGCCGCGCACGGCGCACGCATATCCGTTCACGGTTGTGAGCGACCGCAACCCGCGTGGCGGCGCATGGCTCAAATCCGTGATGCTTGAGGCTGCGTAATGGCAAACGTCCCTCTGCTGCTGGAGCCGAATTACGGCACCAATGCGATGACGTATCTGCAGATGTTGCAGCGTCTCCAGCAGGAGAGTTCGACATCCGGTACGGTGCCTAGTACATGCCAAAACGTGACCGGCGATCTCGCGCGTTTATGCGGATGGATCAATCAGGCGTGGGTTGACATTCAGAACGAGCGCTCGGATTGGTTTTTCATGGAGCAGCCTGTTTCGTTCAACACCATCGTCGGACAGCAAGCCTACAACGCGGCGCAGGCCGGCCTATCGTCATTCGCCAACTACGACATTTCATCGTTCCGGCAATACAACGTCTCGATGGGGTTTGGTTCGGAGCAGCGCTTGCTGTTTGCTGAGTACCGCAGGTTCCGCGATCTGTACCAGTACGCCACGATGCGAACCACGC